AATAGGTTTAACAGGTTTAAGTTTACAATCTGCTGTAGGAACAGCAACAGTTAAATCAGATTTAGCACTTACATTAACCGGTATTGGTTTACAATCTACCGTAGGACTTGTAGAAACGGACGATCACTCAGTAGGTCTAACAGGTTTATCTGCACAAACAACTTTAGGAACAGCAACAACAACTCAAGCAACTATTGCTGCACTAACTGGTTTAAGTTTACAATCATCTACTACAGCTATTACTATTTCATCTAACCCTGTACAGCTTCTATCAGGTTTATCAGCACAAACTGCTTTAGGAAACTTATCGGTTGATAGTGTTATTGTAGGTCTATTAGGTCTATCATCACAAACAGCGTTAGGTACATTAATTTCAACTCAAGCAACTGTTGCTAATTTAAATGGTTTAGGGCTAACAGCAACAACTACATTAAATGATGCTATTAATCTTCAATACTACAATAGGTTAGTACCTAAAGACAGTACCGGTTATAGTAGATTAGTACCTAAAGACAGTACCGGTTACACAAGAAAAATAGCAAACTAATGTTTGACTTAGCAATAAATAAACAATATAAATAAGAAAATTTAGGAGTACAAAATTATGGCATCAACATTCACAGATCTCGGCATAGAGTTAATGGCAACCGGCGAAAACGCTGGTACTTGGGGAACAAAAACTAACGCAAATTTAAATCTTGTAGAACAACTTACCGGTGGTGTTAATTCTCAAGCGGTAACTGATTCAGGAACACCAACAGCCTTAACGATAGCAGACGGTGCTTTAACAGGTACTGCTCAACACAGAGTTATAGAATTAACAGGATCTATTTCTGGAGCAAGAATTGTAACTTTTCCATTACTTACAGAAAATTTTTACATTATTAAAAACGGTACAACCGGTGCTTACACAGTACAATTAAAAGCAGCATCTGGTTCAGGAGCAACAGTTACTTTTTCAGCTACTGACAAAGCATACAAACTTATTTATCTTGATGGTGTTGCAACAAACACTGGTGTTTTTGAAGCGACTGTAGGTCAAGCAAGCGAAGTAACTCTTACAGGAACACAGACTTTAACAAACAAAACTTTAACAGCACCTAAAATTGGAACTTCAATTTTAGATACTAGCGGAAACGAATTATTACTTTTAACAGCTACAGGTTCAGCGGTTAACGAATTAACACTAGCCAACGCTTCAACAGGTAATGGGCCAACTATTTCAGCAACAGGTGAACTTAATGTTGGTATAAATATTAATCCTAAAGGAACAGGAGTTTTTAAATCAGGATCTGGTGCAGTTAAAATTGCAGGAACAGAAACTATGTGGGTCCCTGCTTCAGCTATGTATGCAACAACAACTAATGGTGCAGAAGCCACACAAGTTGAAACAACAGCTTTAAGACCAGATATGAAAGTTATGGACTTTGCAGATTCTGCAGATGACCATGCACAATTTTCAGTAGCTTTTCCTAAATCATGGAATGAAGGTACAGTTACTTACCAATGTTTTTGGACACCAAGTACTACAAACACAGGTAACTGTGTATTCGGTTTACAAGGTGTAGCAGTTGGTAATGGTGATACTATTGATGTTGCTTACGGAACAGCAATAAATATTACAGATGCTGGTATAGGAACAGTAGAAGATCAACAAGTTAGTTCAGTAAGTAGTGCAGTTACGATTGCAGGTTCTCCTGCAGTTGATCAACAAACTTACTTTCAAATATTTAGAGATGCAAACGCAGGTGCGGATACGTATACCGGAGTAGCAAGACTTTTAGGTATTAAAATATTCTTTACTACTGATGCAGCTAACGACGCATAAGGAATTCAGATATGAGAGATTTAAAAAATAAACTTACATCAAGTAAGAACACAAAAAATATTCAATCTAGAAAAGGTAAATCATTTGGTTATCAAGTCTTAGGATTTGGTGCTGGAGGAGGTGCTAGTTTTGATGGTACATCTTTTTATTTAGTAGTAGGAGCTGGTGGTTCTGGTGGTGCTGAAAGAGGTGGTGGTGCTGGAGCAGGTGGTTATAGAACTAACTTTGGCGGTTCGGCTTATACTTTAGGTGCAGGAATTACTTATACAGCAACAATTGGTACTGGTGGTGCGGCTAGAAATGTAGGAAGCCAAGGTGTTGGAAATCCTGGAGGTGCTAGTTCATTTACAGGTTCAGATATAACAGATATTTCTTCTGCCGGTGGAGGTGGTGGTGGTTCTGGTGCAGGAAATGGAGCTGCTGGTGGTTCTGGTGGTGGTGCTTACGGAAGTTCATTCTCTGGAGGTGCAGGTAACACTCCAAGCACAAGTCCTGCTCAAGGTTTTGCAGGTGGTAATGGTCAAGATGGTCCTCCTTATCATGGATCAGGTGGTGGTGGAGGTGCTTCAGAAGTTGGAGAAGCTGGTACTGCTGCTAATGGTGGTGGTGATGGTGGTGATGGAGTTTCAAATTCAATAACAGGTTCAGCAGTTACTTATGCAGGTGGCGGCGGTGGTGGAGTTTATCTTGGAATTCCAGTAATTGGTGTCGGCGGTGCTGGTGGTGGTGGAAATGGTGGATCAGGTGGTAATGGTTCTGGTAACCTAGCCGCAACTTCTGGAACAAATGCTTTAGGTGGTGGCGGTGGTGGTGCATCAAGATATGGTGGCTACAATTCTCCTTCAGGAACTGGTGGTAATGGAGTTGTAATTATAAGAATGGCAACAGCAGATTTTGATCTACTAACTAATATTACAGGAACTTATTCAACATCAACTACTGGTGTAGACACAGTTATAAAATGGACAGCTACAGGAACTTTGGTAACATAATATGAAATATTTTGCAAAATTAGATTTAAACAATAAAGTTATTGCAGTAACTCATGTTGGAGAAAATAATGCTCCTACAGAAGAAGCGGGAATACAATACTTAAACAATTTTTATAGTCATTCTTCTTGGAAAGAATACAAACCAGATGCAAGTATAAGAAAAAACATTGCTGAAATTGGTATGATTTATGATGAAAGTAAAGATGCTTTTCTTTGGTTAGAAAATAATACTGGATGGGCTTCATCAGTATTTAATGAAGAAAAATGTATATGGGATCACCCAATACCACACCCTGGTGACCATAATATATATCATTGGGATGAAGATACATTAAGTTGGATATCTGGTTTAGGACCAGGTGGTCGTTCATAAAAATTTATTTTATACTAGACTTGTTTTTTATAATACAATATAGTTTTCCCATAAAGGATGACAGAAAACAAAAAAATATTTAAAAATAATTTTAAAAACCCTAGTTGGAATTTTAAAACAGATATAATACATCAGTATGCATTTTGGAATGATTTTTTATCAAAAGATGAGTGTAATAAAATAATTAAACAGGGTAAGGAATTAAATTTAGAGCCCGGTGGTGTAGGTAATTATAATAAAAAAAAAGAAAAAATTAGAGAAAGTGATATATCTTGGATTTATCCAAACGAGAATAATACATGGTTATTTCGTAGAGCTACAGATGTTATATTAGATCTAAATAATAAATTTTTTAAGTTTAATATATCAGGTTTAAACGAAGGTTTTCAATTTACTAATTATAAGCATCCTCATGGTCATTATGGAAGACATGTTGATAGAGGTTTTGATATGGTAATAAGAAAATTATCTATATCGATTCAATTAACTGACCCCAAAAAATACACAGGTGGTGATCTAAGATTATATACTGACTCCTCTAAAGAGGGGACAACTATGGAAAAAACACAAGGTACTTTAATCTTGTTTCCTTCATTTACCATGCATGAAGTGATGCCAATAACAAAAGGTGAGAGAAACTCTTTAGTAACTTGGGTTACTGGAAAGTCTTTTAAATAAAACTCCTTGCTTTAAATATATTGAAATCAATTACAATCTGTTATACTACCTAATAAACAGGATTTTATATGTTACAAAAACTAGGGTTTTTACCAGGATTCAACAAACAAGTTACATCTACAGGAGCCGAATCACAATGGATTGGCGGTGAAAACGTACGTTTTAGATACGGTACACCAGAGAAGATAGGTGGTTGGAGTCAATTAGGAGATAGTAAATTAACTGGTGCAGCCAGGGGTTTACATCACATGGTTAATAGAGAAGGTATTAAATATGCTGTTATTGGAACCAATAGAATTTTATACGCATACTCAGGAGAAGTTTACTATGACATCCACCCTTTAGTTAATCCAACAGGAACAGCTATTACAAACGCATTTAGCACAACTAATGGTCAACCAACTGTTACTATTACATTTTCAACAACAACTACTTTTCAAGCAGGCGACATTATTTTATTTGGAGATGTCTCAACTTTTTCTGCTATTACTAATTCTAATTTTGGTGCAGCAGATTTTGCAGATAAAAAATTTATGGTATCAAGTGTGCCTAGTAACAATTCAATTACTATTACAATGCCTGGTAATGAAAGTGGATCTGGTGCTACAACTTCAGGAGGAATTAAATTCTTTCAATACTATCATGTAGGCCCTGCAGAACAAGTTGGAGTTTTTGGTTATGGTATATCACAATACGGTGGAACAGTAACTGCACCTCAAACAACAACTTTGAATGGAGCATTATCTGCTAACTCAGCAGGGACAGGTGGAACGGGAACTAGTATTGTTTTAACATCTGTATTAAATTTTCCAACAACGGGAACTAATTTTATACAAGTAGGTACGGAAGAGATTTCTTATACGGGAGTTAACACAGGAACAAATACTTTAACAGGGATAACTAGAAACGTTAGAGGCACAGCTAATGCTCTTCACAACACAGGAGCTACAGTTACAAACCACAGTAGTTTTTCTGGTTGGGGTCAATCATCAGCTGATACGGATACTGTAGCTGAACCTGGTCTATGGTCCTTGGATAATTTAGGAAGTACTTTAATAGCTTTAATTTTTAATGGTGAATGTTTTGAATGGAATTCTGATTTAACAAATGCTACAGCAACCCGAGCTACAATTATTACAGGAGCACCTACAGCATCACGTGATATGTTAGTATCAACTCCTGATAGACACTTAGTATTTTTTGGAACAGAAACTACGATTGGAGATAAAACAACACAAGATGATATGTTTATCAGATTCTCTTCTCAAGAAAATATTAATGACTACACACCTACAGCAATCAATAGTGCTGGTACACAAAGACTGGCTTCTGGATCACGGATCATTGGTGCAACGCTTGGAAGAAACGCTATTTATATTTGGAGTGATACTTCTTTATTTACTATGAGATTTGTTGGAACTCCTTTTACATTTGCTTACGAACAAGTTGGAACTAACTGTGGATTGATTGGTAAAAATGCAGCAGTAGAAGTAGATGGTGCTGCTTATTGGATGTCAGACAATGGATTTTTTAGATACACAGGTAAACTAGAATCAATGGATTGTTTAGTTGAAGATTTTGTTTATGATAATTTAAATACAACATCTAATCAATTTATTTATTGTGGTATTAATAACTTGTTTGGTGAGATTACTTGGTTCTATCCAACAGCTACTTCTAATGTTAATACTAGATCAGTTACATATAGTTATTTAGATTCAACAGCCAAGAGACCTATATGGTTTACTAACGCTAGTTCTTTATTTACCAGAACAACTTGGCAAGATTCTGCAGTATTTGGTCTACCTCATGCAACACAATATGATGCGGGTACGGATACTTCTTTTGATGTAGTGGGCAACACAGATGGAATTTCATATTACTACGAACATGAAACAGGTTTAAATCAAATAAGACTTGGTGTAACTACAGCTATTCCAGCTAACATTACATCTGGTGATTATGATATTACACAAAAAATTGTAAAAGGAGCTGCTACAAACATGGCGGACCTTAGAGGAGATGGAGAAAATATCATGAGAGTAAGTAGAATTATTCCAGATTTTATTAATCAAAATGGAAATACAATTATTCAATTAGATTTAAGAGATTACCCTAACGAAGCTTCAGCTAGTTCATCACTTGGACCTTTTACAGTAACGTCAAGTACTACAAAAGTAGACACAAGGGCTAGAGCTAGATCGATAGCTCTTACAATATCTAACACGGCTGTAAATACTAGTTGGAAACTAGGTACTTTTAGAATAGACATACAATCTGGAGGAAGAAGATAATGGCAAAGATAGTACAGTCATTAACCAGAGCAAGTGAAGAATATGATCAAGACATATCTCAATCCTTAGTAAGAGATTTAGATGCTGTGTTAGAGAAATTAAATACAACGTTTCAAGAAGAATTAAAACAGGAGATAGAGGCTAGAAGTCTCTTTTTAGATTAATGGCAGTAGTAAATCAGTATAAATTTGCAGGTATAGATAATGATACAACAGGCAATGCACTTACACCATTAGGAGTTGGTAACCCTTTGGTTAGTGAGACTTATATTATAAAATCAATATTAGTTACATCTGCCGGTACACCAAGTGTGACTGTAATAAACAACAGCATTACAGCTATTAAATCTGCAGCATTAACAGCTAATGTTACAACAGAATTATTAACACAACCGCTAATAATAGAAGGTGGTACACCTTTTAAAGTACAGTCAAGCAACGCAAGTTCTTTTGACGTAGCTATTAGTTATTTAAACATAAAAAAAGAGGTAACAACATAATGATAGAAATAACACCCGACAAGATAATAACAGTAATAAAAAACAAACAAACAGGTGAGGTTTATGATACAGAAGAAGCTGTAAAATTAGCTAACATACCAGAAAACGATATTCAAAGAGATGTAACTGTCATCATGCCAGCTATTGATTTGTTATCAAAAACAACGTAAAAGGATAGTATTATGATGGAAGAAAAAATTTCAATGAATGAATCTATAGACGCAGGAGCACCAAGCATTAACTATAAACAAGGTGATGTTCAAATGGGTGGTGGAGAAGATATGCAAGGCAAAGAAATGGCCGCTCAAATATGGTCACAAATGGAACAAGAACAAAAAGTTCAGTTCGGTAGCT